AACAAACTATTTAATAACAAAAGGATTTAAAACCATGGGAACAGCAAGAACACCATTCAACGCCGCTCGGTGGCTTACAAAAAATTACAGTTCTAGTCAAACTGTTGGCGTGAACCACAGCGGCTATTGTCTTTTTATCACCGCAGATACAGCCGCAGTAACTTTAGATGTTAACTACTTCATGAAAGGTTGCTATATGAAAATCATCTTAACAGATCAATCTTCGCATGACCTAACGGTTTCATTAGGTGCAATGGAAGGCGTAGCGATCTATGACAATAGTGGAGTCGACATCTTGCCTCTTGGTGATAATGGAGAAACAAAACTGATCCTTCCATCCGGAGCAACCGCTGGATCTTATATCGATCTCATTTGTGATGGTGAAAAATGGTATGTACAAGCAATGACCCACGGTGTAGCGTGGACACAAGCAGTTTAAAATTAGGAGAATAACATGGCTAGTAATAGAAAAAAAATGATGAGAAGAATCATCCGAGAGCGAGCACTTGCAGCAAAGCAAGCACTTAGCGAAACTGTCGAAGAAGCAGTAGAGAAAGCTGCTGATATCGCAGAAGAAGTAAAAGAAGTTGTTGAAGAAATTGCCGAAGAGGTAAAAGCAACAGCTGAAGATATTGTTGAAGAGACTAAAGAAGCTGTCGAAGAAGTAAAAGAGAAGAAGACAGCAAGAAAAACAACACGAAAAAAGACCTCACGTAAAACCACAAAGAAATAATTTAAGTTAGTTTCATTTTAACCTCCTCTCCCTCGGGCACATTACGCTCGGGGGTTTCTTTTTTCTTGAACTATTTATTACGACGGAGGGTTCCATATGTCATTTCCAGATTTAACGCCTACTTCAACGGTGTCCGCAATTACTTTACCCGAGACTTCGAGCGATGTCGATGTCGATATAACGAGCTCGTTAGCTGTTGGGTTTTACACAGATGCAGCCTTTATTCTTGGGGCCAAAGCGCAAGTCGCATACACATACAAACGATTGGGCGGGGATGTACTAGACATTGAAATCACAGCCAAGAACGTTTATAATCACTACGAGGAAGCGTGTTTAGAGTACTCCTATATCGTGAACCTTCATCAAGCTAGAAACGCCTTAGGGAGCGCCCTAGGAGGCCCTACGGGGTCATTTGACCATAAAGGTACAGTGACTGGTACAGATGACGTCGCATTGAAATATCCTAAGTTTCAGTTTGACTATGCATTCAGAAATGCAGACAAGTTTTCATCCGAAGCATTAGTCGGAGGGACAGAACCTTTGTACTCTGCATCCTTTGATGTCGTAGCTGGGCAACAAGACTATGATTTACAAAAGATTGTCTCAGATGCACAGACGGGGTCTCCATGGGATGGTATGGGCAATAAGAGGATTAAGATCAGACAGGTGTATTACATTTCACCTCGACAAATGTGGAGATTCTACGGCTATTACGGCGGACTTAATGTAGTAGGAGACTTCCACAATTACGGTCAGTATGCAGATGACTCAACTTTTAACGTTATTCCTCCATGGCAAAACAAAGCGCAAGCAGTTGCATACGAAGATCACCTTTATACGAGAACATCACACTATTCATATGAAATAAACGATAACAAGTTGAGAATCTATCCAAACCCAGACACTATCTCTTTCGACAGCATGTGGTTCCGCTTCACAGTAGAAATGGGTAACACAGCATTCTCAGGATCTTATGACGATGGTGTCGATGGCGTAAACAATATGAACACAATGCCAATGGAAAACATTCCATTTGATAAGATTAACTCAATTGGTCAACAATGGATTCGTCGCTTTGCCCTAGCTCTATCGAAAGAGACCCTTGGACAAGTTCGAGGCAAATTTGGAGGATCAATACCGATTCCCGGAGACAATGTATCTCTGAATGCGTCAGACCTTCTTAGTCAATCCGCAGCGGAACAGACTGCACTAAGAGAAGAGCTTAACAAGCAACTCGATGAGATGCTATATGCTAAGCTTGCCGAGACAGACAAGGGAATGGTTGATAATATGGACGCAATTGTTCAGAAAGTTCCTTTAAAAATCTTTGTGGGGTAAATAAATGTCTAAATGGGAAAGACCATCATCGCCACCTGCCCCTCTGTTCCTCGGAGAGAAAGAAAAGAATCTTGTCAAGCAGGTAAATGACGAAATTATCGAGAGAGTTGTCGGTCAACAAGTACTTTACTTTCCGATCGATGTGGATTCGACAGATTTTCACCCTATTTATGGAGAAGCAATCGAAAAAAACTTCTTGCATCCTATTAGAGTCTTCGCTTTAGTTGAGTATCAAGGGGTCGAGACCTCCGACATGGAGAATATTGCTCTCGACAAAGCAACAAAGATCAAGGTCAACTTCCACAAGAGAAGATTAACAGAAGATCAGAACTTGTTTGTTAGAGAGGGAGATTTTGTAAGGTTTGGAGAGATCTTTTATGAGATTGTGAAACTCATCGAACCAAAAATCCTATTCGGACAACCTGAATCTCGATTTGAAATTGGCGCTGAGTGTATAAGAGCAAGAGATGGACTATTCAATGCCGGCTAACAATGAAATTTCACACCCCTCCACACTAGAAAATATAGATACTGCTATCTATCGATTTATAAACGATACATTAGACCCTCACACCATTACAAATGCAGGTAAAGAGAAGGTCAATGTTCTATGGATGGGAACTGAGAGAACATTTCAGATCAAAAACAACAAAGAGTTGAGAGATAAAGTTGGCAAGCTTCGTTTACCTTTAATAACAGTCACTAGATCAAGTGTTTCTAGAGATGACTCGTTTAAGGGATCAATGCAAGCAGCATACCTCGGAGATGATGAAAGAATCACTATTCGTCGAGTCATTAAACAAGATAAAACCCAAAACTTTCAGAACGCTTCTAGGAAACGCTCGGAAAAGGGTGATGATACAGGGCCTGTTTCAACGAAAAAGATTGTCTACGAGACAATTTCGATCCCAAAGCCAACCTATTTGACCTGTATGTTCGAGGTCAATATTAGAACAGAATATCAACAACAAATGAACCATCTTCTTCCATTGTTCATGAATAGCAAGAAAAACTACTTCATCGTAGAGAACAATGGCTATCAGTACGAAGCGTTTATTCAAGACGATTATGGCTTGAATAGCAATCAAGCGAACCTCGGCTCAGATGAGCGAATGTTTAGCGCAAAAGTGCAAATTAAAGTCCTCGGATACATCAACGGCGGAGCGCTAGAAAGTAGTGAGCCAGTTGTGAAAAGAGAGGAGTCAATCGTCGAAGTTAAGATCTCAAGAGAACGCGTCATCATCGGAGATGATAAGCCTTGGGACAAGAACGGTGAGAAATACCGAGATTTATGACTTTGGCGTTTCAAACAACTATTTAATAAGAAATGAATATCTAAAAAGGAGAATCTTTAATGCCTACCAAGTTTGACTTTTTGTCTCCAGGAATTGAACTGCGAGAAATCGACCAATCGACTGTCGCACCTGTCCCTGAGAATGACGGAATCCTTCTAATCGGACGAGCCAAGAAAGGCCCCGCGATGAAGCCAATCAAAATTACTTCAACCCAGAACTTTCACGACATCTTTGGAACTCCAATGGATGGCGTTAAACGAAACGATCCTTGGCGCGAAGGAAACACTGGAGCAGGTGGATGGGGTGCTTATGCCGCTGAAGCTTATCTTGCTGCTGGTGTTGGTCCCGTTAAGTACATCCGACTTGCTGGTGAAGAAGAGAGTATAAACACTGCTGGTTGGAGTATTACTCAAGCAGACTTCCGAAGTGGTGTTCTAGCGGCTGCAAGCGACGTTAATGGAGCTCTTGGTATTTTCGTAGGAGAAAACGACGCTGCCGGGGGCGCACACAACGCAGTTTTGGCCGGTATTCTTTATGTTGATGGTGCACAATTTGGACTCTACGGTACCGGCCGAGATGGCACAGTCATCCCATCAAGTGCTCCCAGAAGTGCATTCGCTATAGCGGGTGTGTCCGGTGGATTTACCGGAATATTGGACGCTGGTGGTACTGATATAGAAGACTTCACATTCAACTTTACTGTTGGAGATCAAAACTTTATCAGAAACGTTTTCAATACAGATCCTACACTTTTCTCAACTGGTGCTGGGCCAAAAAACCTTAAATACTTCTTGGGAGAAACTTTTGAATACAACGTATCTCGACTTGACGCAACCAATGGTCTCTATGCCTTTGTAGCACCTATTGAAGAAGCAACTCCTAAGTTTACAGATCACAAATTGAAGATCTCTCCAGCCAAAACTGGTTGGTTTATTGGTGCGAGTGACAAGCCATTGTTTAGATTGGCTGCTTTGGACGAAGGAAGTGACTTCCACAAGAACTACGTTGCTAGAATCAAAGACCTCCGTGAGGCATCTACTAGTAACCTTGATGCGACTTTCTCGATCGAGATTGCCGAAATTGGAGCACGACCTAACGAATACGTCGAGAAGTTCTCAAACTTGACTTTGAATAGCGATTCTCCAAACTACATCTCAAAGAAGATTGGAGATGTTTCAACATCATGGAACTCGACAAAAGGAAAGAATGTTACAACTGGTATTTACCAAAATGTATCCGACTTGGTGCGCATCGAAGTCGCATCGGGAATCAACAGATCAGACTTGCCTGTTGGCTTCACTGGCCCTGCTCAGATTGCTGATATGTTGATCCTCCAGGCGGATAACACTAGAACCCTAACTGACGCCGCGTACTTTTGTGGTATGGATGTATTGCCCAACAGTAGCACTAATGCCTTAAGTCTTGAAGACTTAAAGAGTGGAGACGAAGTGACCGTTACTTACCCAACTCATGGGCTAACAGTAGAAAACTCCTATATCCGTGGCGGCAACTATCCAGCAACAGCTTTGTTTGGATTGTCCTATGACGCTCAACAAGGTCGCGAAGATTATGCCGACATCGGATTTAGAAAAGCAGATTACGATCCTCACTTGGATGCAGGTGCTGCTGTAGCAGGTGCTGCTTACAAATTTACATTGGAGAGCGTAAGAGCAGCTGCAGGATTGTACTACTATGACTCAACATATACCGCCGGTGTTATCTCAACATTGATTGCTGCTGGTGTTAAACAGTTTGTTGCTCCATTTTTTGGTGGAACTGACGGTGTGGACATCTTGTTGGACAACCCATTCAACGAGACAGAACTTACCTCTTCTGGATATGCTCAGTATTCAATGGAATCAGCCTTATCTATGGTTGCAGACCGTGACATTATCCGATACGACTTGATCGCTATCCCAGGTGTTACAACTTCAGCAATCATCCAAGACTTGATTCTTCAAACAGAAAATCGCGGAGACGCTTTGGCTATCATCGACCTCAATGGTATCGATCAAAGTGCTGCCGACACAGGTGCTGGTGCAGCTGCTGGATCTATCAGTAGTGTAGTTACAGCTGCCGACGGTGGAGTATTCGCATCATCGTATGCTGCTACCTACTATCCAAACATCCGCCTCAAGGATGTATCAAACGGAAATGGAAGTATCTTGATGGCTCCTCCATCAATCGCTGGTATTGGAGCAATCGCTAGTTCAGAAGGAAAAAGCCAACCATGGTTCGCTCCTGCTGGTTTCAATCGTGGAGGACTTTCTCCTCTTGGTGGACCTGGTGGTCCGGGTACAGTTGGAACACTCGAGCATTTGAATAAGGCAGATAGAGATACTCTTTACAATGTCAACATCAACCCAATCGCTCGTTTTCCTGCGACCGGAGACACAGTTATCTTTGGACAAAAAACTCTACAAAACTCTGCTTCTGCTTTGGATCGCATCAACGTTCGTCGTATGATGATCTACTTGAAGAAAAAAGTTGGAGATATCGCAGACACAATCTTGTTCGAACAAAGTGTTAGCTCGACATTTGATAAATTCAAAGGAAGAGTTGAGCCAATCTTGGTTGGACTTAAGAATGAGTTTGGTGTTTCAGAGTACAAGATTATTCTTGATGAAACAACAACCACACCTGATCTTCAAGATCGAAACATCATGTACGCAAAAGTATTTGTTAAGCCTGCTAAGGCTATCGAGTTCATCGCAATTGACTTTGTTATCACACAAAGCGGCGTCGAATTTTAATAAGCACTATTTACAGTAAACAGGAGATTTTACATCATGGCTTTTTGGACAGAAAACACAACAGAACCTAAGAGAAACTTTCGTTGGCGCGTAAGAATGGCGAACTTAACAGGTGGAGCGCTCGGACAACTTCCCGGTGCAGACAGCGACGTGGTATGGTGGGCTAAGACAGTTGATACACCTAGCTACAGCGTTACAGACGTTACTCACTCATTTTTCGATAACGAATATAAGTTTCCCGGACGAGTTCAATGGCAAGATGTTAACATGACCTTAGTTGATCCTATTTCTCCAAATGCGGTTTACATTACAAATCAAATCATCCTATCTTCTGGTTATTCTATCAAAGGAAATGACGCTATCAATATGACCAACAACCGCAAACCAACCTCTATTACAAAGAGTGCAGCGAACCTTGCTGTAGGTAACGTCTTTTTGGACATCTTCAGTGGAACAGGTGATATTGTAGAATCTTGGGAAATGAAGAATCCGTTTATAACCAGTGTGAAGTTCTCTACTCTTGACTACACCAATGACGATATGAGAACAATTGACTTGACTTGGAAGTATGACTTTGCTACATGTCTTAGTAACGATAGCTCTGGGTCTCCTTATGCTGGTGGTTCACAATTCGATTTGACCTAATAGCGAGGTTCTAAATGTTTTGGAACGAGGCAGGTATAGATCCGAGAAGATCCTATAGATTTCGTCTAGGTTCCACCGATGGATTGATCCTTAGTAGTACAGGTCAATCCCCTATATGGTGGAATGCGAAGAAAGTTGATAAACCATCATTCTCGGTTTCCAGCAATAAGTATCGACTGATTAATCATGAGATCAATATGCCCGGCATCATTTCATGGAACCCAATCACAATTGAAGTTGCAGATATCGGAGACACAGTAAAGACCTTGCTTGATCAATTAAAAGATTTTGGCTACTCACCAAAAAACTTGGCTGATGACAAAGGGTTATCAAAATCCAATGGATCGAGTCACATAGGTGATATCCGCATCCAACAATTTGATGGTGCAGGCAAAATCATTGAGACTTGGAAACTTGAAGGCGCTTACATCACAGAATTAAGATTCGGCAACCTTGACTATACATCTGATGAAATCATCAACCTTAATATGACGATTACTTACGACTATGCTTACTTAGACTAATGGAGGTTAAATGAGCAGAAATTCAGACCGGCTAGGAACAAACAACCAGCCAGAAACAGGTGAGGCACCACCACAAATGTTCAACCCACTTAGCTTCACAGCCCCAACAGAGTTTGTGGACCTACCATCAAAGGGAGTTGGGTACCCCAAAGACCACCCGCTTCATAACAAAGAGTCAATCGAAATCCGATACATGACCGCGAAGGATGAAGACACACTTTCAAACCAATCTTTGATCAGAAAGGGAGTTGCCCTTGAGAGGTTGCTTGAAAACATCATCATAGAGGACGATATTGAGGCTCTGACGCTTCTTATTGCTGATCGCAATGCGATACTTATCCAAGCTCGTGGAACGGCTTACGGGTTCGATTACGAGGCTCGTGTTAACTGTCCCAAATGCGATACATCAAACTCAATGATGTTCGATCTTCGAAGTCCAAAGGTAACTGGTGGGATTCAACCCGATCAAGATATCGTAAGACTTTCTGATAGCGGTGTGTTCACAACGCAACTTCCATTCTCAAAGTTCAACATCGACTTCAGACTTGCGAATGGTATTGAGGAAAGCAAGATTGCTCAAGTGTTGATCAACGACAAGAAAGAATTCTCTGTATCCGATCAATATAAAGAAATGATTTTGTCAATCGAAGGACATTCAGACAAAGAAATCATCAGTCAGTTTGTTGACAACATGCCCATGGCTGACTCTGTTCATTTGAAGATGTGCCTTAAGCATGCGACACCATCCGTTGATATATCGGAGACTCTCGTATGCAAAAATTGTTCTCACGAACAGGAGGTTCAGGTTCCATTCGGAACCGACTTTTTTTGGCCTAACACCTAAGGCAATGGAAGGCATCTATGAAGGGTTCTTTATTCTGAAACATTTCGGTGGATGGTCCTTCACAGAGATCCACTCATTACCCATCGGATTGAGAACTTGGTTCATCGAAAGATTGAAGAAACAGTTCGAAGACGAAGCAAATGAGATGAAGAAAGCCCAGAAGCGATAAACACGCTCTGGGTTTTATTGCGTGAACTATTTAGGTTATTAATGAGGGATTGTAGATGTCGAATGATGAAGGAACACCAGTTGGTCCAAACGATAAGTCAGTTGAGAATGCTGCGGAAAACAAAAAGACTGCCGAGGCGACTGCTGCGGCAACGGCTGAACAAGTTAAATTTCAAAAACAATTAGCTGATCTTTTAAACAAACAGGTAGATGAGTCTCAAAAATATTATGAAACTCTCCAAAGAACAGCCGAAACTCTAAACGACATGACCGCTGCTAGAGAAAATGAAACTAAATTGATAGAAGCGCAGATGAGAGAGAAGGTTGCTGGAGACGAAGCCAGAATGATGGCTCTAGAGGCATACCTTAAGGCAGCAAAAGCCGGCGAAGAAACATCAATCGGAAACATGGAGATGTTATCAGACTTCTCAGACGAACTTTTACAAAAAAACGCTAAAATCTTGAAACAAAACCAACAAGCTGTTGATGGACAGAGGAAATACGGATCTGATCAAAAGAAAATAATCGCCGACATGGCTGGTGCAATTGGACTTAATGATAAGTACGCTGATACAACCTTAAGTAAGATCTACAAAGGGCTAGAGGTCGTTGCGAAAGGCGGAGAAGAGGCCGAAGAATACATGAAAGCCATGATGGACAACATCAAAGAAACATTTAATGTTAAGAACCTAGCATTGAATGTATTCAATGCAATCAAAGAAAATTCAATCGAAGTATTCAAATCATTCGATAAGGCCCAAGCAGCACTCGCAGCAACAACAGGTCAAGGTCAAGAGTTTAACGACACACTGTATGAAGTTGGACGCCAAGGAAACCTTTTTGGTGTATCAATGGAGAAAGCAGGGGCTGCAATTGGAGTGCTTGTTAATGAAACGTCAAATTTCACCACCCTCTCTAAATCACTGCAAGCGAACATTGGCTTGAGTGTAGCAAAGATGGAACAACTTGGAGTATCCACAGCAGATTCTGCTAAGATCTTTCAAAACTTCAACCAAGGACTTGGGATCACCGCCAGCGAATCTATAGAGATGCAAAAAGAACTAGCAATGGCTGGAGTATCCATTGGAATCAGCGCTTCGAAGATAACAAAAGACTTTAACGCATCGTTGTCAACCCTAATGGTCTATGGTCGAGAGTCCATTGACGTATTCAAAGGTATTGCTGCTGCAGCAAAGGCTGCTGGTGTGGAAACTTCCACTCTTTTAGGAATTGCTAGCAAGTTTGACACATTCGCTGGTGCCGCAGAGGGAGCAGGTAAGCTAAACGCACTACTTGGAACCCAACTGTCCACGACAGAGCTGCTTATGGCGACAGAAGATGAGCGTATTCGCATGCTTGTCGAGTCAGTGCAATCACAAGGCGTTGCTTTCCAAGATATGGATCGTTTTACCCAAAAAGCCATCGCAAACGCTGCCGGTATTTCAGACATGTCCGAGGCTAATCGAATTTTTGGAATGTCTTTAAGTGCTTATGATGAGAATCAAAGAAAACTACAAGCATCTGCTGATGTACAAAAAAAGTTTGATGATGCTGTTGCGAAAACTATACCCGTTATGGAGCAATTTAAGTTACTCGGAGCGGAAATCGTTGTTGCTCTAGAACCATTTTTAGACATACTTGGATCAGTCGCTGAAACACTAACCACCTTCTTCAAAGAAATGGATACTGGTACAAAAGAGGGTCTAGCTACATTCCTAACTGTCCTTTCTGGTATTGTAATGATTACGCCGGTCATAAAAGGGTTCTTAGGGGTCCTTAAATTCTTCGGACCAACTGTCGCCGCAGCCGATAAGGTAACTAAGAAATCAGGAAAAGGTTTCGCAAGATTTGGAAAGTTCGTGGGGAAAGGGCTTGCGAATGCTGGTAAAGGATTGGTATCTTTTGGTGCTGGGCTGGTAGCCACTATGGCTCCAATCGTCGCATTCGTTGCAGTTGCAGCACTATTAGCAGCAGCCATCGCAGGGATTGGATATGCCTTCTCTGCTGTTATCGATAGCGGGGCGAAATTTTATGATATGATGTTTGGAGTCTCAGATGGAGAGGCAAAAGTAAAAGAATTTGAAGCTCGAGCAGCAGAAGCTATGGCCACGATTGTGTCATCAAATCATGAAGGAGCGCTCTCTTCTATCAAAGCGATGGTTAGCGAAGTCAACAAGATGGGACAAGATGTCAAAATAAGCTCAACGATTGAAAACCTTGCTCTAGTTACAGCAGGAAAAGCAACAAACATCACAGGACAACGAGTCGCAGCTAGCACAACAAACGTAACAGCAAATGTTCAAAATTTCTTCGAGGGGCTTCAAATGAAATTAATGATTGACGATACGACAGCGCTCAACGCACATATCGCTTCTGTATCAAATGGAGATAAAGCATAATGAGTCTTAAATCAAACTATGAATCTCAAAAAGAGGCGATTTTGCAAATAAGATCCGCTCAAGGTGGCGACACCATTAAGTTCCCAGCGTTCTTAACGTCTTTCACAAACTCTTTCACGTCAAATTGGAGCGAAGAGCAAGTGTACGGAAGGATTGATCCCATTGGTACATTCCAAGGAACAAAAAGATCCATCAATATTGGATTCGACATTATTGCTTATGACGACATGGCTGCTAAAATTAATATTTTAAACATCAACGCAGTATCAGCAATGTTGTACCCCTCATATAGCGATGTTAGTGGTGGAGATTTTGAACGTGGAAAAGACAAAAGTGGAAAACCAATTATAACGACGAACGGCAATGCTCTTGTCTTATCGAAAGCTCCGTTAGTTGAAATAAAGTTTGGCAACCTACTGCAAGATGGATCGGGAAAAGACAACTTTCTCCTAGGATGGATTGGGACATGGTCGGCAAACCCAGTATTAGATATGGGTATGTACACCCCAAGACCCGGAGTTTTTTATCCCAAAGTTTATAATGCGACACTTGATTTCACACCTCAGCACAGAGGAGACCTCGCTTTTAATTCGACCAGCAAAACAAAAGCCAAATTCCCATACGACGGAGGATAATAATGTCTAGATATGATTCACGAAACAAAGGTATTAACCGAAACGAACAATGGGAGAAGACCCTCGAAGATCGAGGAGTCGAAGAGATCGAACAATATACGACCCCAAGGTTCAAAAAGCTAACAGAAGAAGACTTGCAAAGAGTTAGAACAAAAGACTACCTCTGGAAGAGTGGCGACAGGCTCTGGAGATTAGCTTCTAGAGAGTTCGGAGACCCTCGCCTATGGTGGGTCATAGCAAAATTAAACAACAAGCCTACAGACGCCTTGTTCACTGCAGGAGACATTGTGAAGATACCATTGAACTTAGGAATTGCACTTGAGGTGTTGGGATGAGTGTAAGTACTGTAGGAGAAATAGTTAGAATCTTTAAGCCAACAGAGAGCGTTAGTATGGTAGAACATCCTGTAGATGGAGTTCCGCAGGAGATTACTGTTTATACTTATGATAATGGCGGTAGTATAAATTATTTGAATAGAACGATTCATAAGGTAGCCAAAGAAAGAAGTTTTAAAGATGAAGATGCATTCATTGCTGGTGTTAATCAATATTTGGACGATCAATTAGCAACCACTGTCGTCTTTGGTGATAATAAATTCAATGAATTGATATCGAGAATAACTCCAGAGGAATCTTTTAAAAGTCGTTACATCTCCTCCTTGATAGTTAGATCTTACTCGAATACATTTAAATTTAAATCAATTAGTGGCGAAATGATTACGCTTGGCCTAAATGCTGAAAACAATGAAAAAGCTACAGACTACATCATCAAAGCTGTTGAAGAAGATAAAATAAAAGAGCGCCTTGGGCTTTCTGGTGTAATTGATTTTGTAATCAGTAGTGACTTCTCTTACTCAAAAGTTGCGGTTCGCGTAGCGAATCAAGTTCAAAAGATGATAAATAACTTGGATAATATAGAAGTCGCAGTAAACAGTGAAGATTCCACGTTGTTTGCGCTCGTTAAGACCGAAGAGAAGGGTCAATTTTACTACAAAGTCCATCAAGATTACTCTCAAACCAAGGGGCTCAAGATAGACGTAAGAGCTTTACCAGGTGATTTAGATACATCAATTGAGATACCTCAGTGGAAAGAGTTTTTTAGCACTCCTCCACCTGGTATCACCGGCATCTCTGAGGCGGTAGTACAGTTCCCAGATGTATTTGAAAGCGAAGAAGCTAAAAATGTTTTAAGAAATGACTCTTCTTTGAAAGACAAAGATATTCGCACTTATGATTTTTTAAACTTTAAAGAACAGCCCGCGACGGTTTATGGCGAATTTTTTGATTGGTCGAGAGACTCAAAGGCACCTGATGAGTTGATCGAAATAAGACTTAAAAACAAATACGCTGAGTTCATCTTGGCTGTGATGCGGGATTACAGAGACGACGAGCAACTTAAAAATACAATAGGCGGAATATACGTCCAACGCGGAATGTTCGATAACGTATTCAACAAGCAAATTTATCATAGTATTGCTGTCGATAAAGAAGTCAATAGAAGACTTTTGGAATTTGCAAAACTAGCTGAACTTTCTAGAAACTTGGATTTAGATAAAGGAGAAGAGTTATCACCAGAAGATCTTATTGAAGCTGAGGTCGCTGGTGCAAAAGGGTTTATTGCTTCAGTTGTTGATGATCCTCCTCCTATTAATTCAGAAAATCTTGAAAACAGACAAAAGTTTTTTAAACAGTGCGCCCTGATGTTGAATATGCCAACTCTGCGAAACACATATCAAGAAAAACTAAACGAACAATACAGTGGAACCGTTCCTTACCATGGTAGATTCACTACGCTTCGGTCTCCAAGTGGGAATCAAGAATCCATGTTGTCAAGTTTGGTATCTTCTGCACAGGAGCAGAAATTATTTGAACTAGAGGGGCACAAGATATCGCGTTTGGTTCCTAAAATAAGATTATTCAAAGTATTCACCATTGGCGGGAAAGAAAAGGAAGTGGAGTTCATATTTGATCGAACAAGTCACATTGATCGACCTGCTGGTCCTAGGAAAACTAGTGCTACTAAATTTATGGACATCGATTTTGACAAAGGTGCTGGTGTTGGTTTGAAGAATTTCTCATTTGAATTCAACGGAACAAACCCTGCGGAGGCACGGAACGATATTACTGCCTCTTTATCGCTGTTCTTTCAGTCGTTCTCTGATTTTACTAGATTCAGAAAGGGGCGAGGTGAAAAGGACGAATATAGATTTGTAGACCTCGTGATCCAGCCTACACCTGATGAACAAGGTAAAGTCAACGGAATTGATGTACAATCAGATCGACAATACGAACCGCAATTCTACAGAATTAGAGCAGAGGTGGGATATGTAGTGCCGACAGATATCGACGAAACAGGAATCAACGGATTTACATCCGCAGAGCGAGATGCTATACGTATATCGAACAAATCATTTTTCTTAAACATGGTGGATCATGATATAAGCTTCGGAAAAGATGGGTCAGTTGAAATAAAAATTTCTTATCGTGCTTACTTAGAGTCTCTATTGAAGCATCCGCGACTAGACGCTCTTGCTTCTCCGGAATTAATCAACAAACGAATTCAAAATGCTCAAACACTTACAACTCAATTGAATAATAAGAAATGCAGCGTAGAACAAATTAAAGAACTTCAGACTTCATTGGCGGGACAAGAAGTCGTATTGATTAAAAAGTCACTATCATCAATCATCACTAGGTTAAAAGATAGAAAGGTGATATACAATATTAAAATAAACAAGAATCACAAACAAGACTTCATCAACAAAGGTTATTTTGTTGAGTGCGATCTAGAAACAGGAGTTGAAGATGGTTCCGATGGTGTCGACGTAAAGCTGGTATTAAGTTCTGATCTTCCTGAGAGTTCAAAGGATTTTGACTTCATGGACTCCGCCAACAGATCTATCCAGTTTTTCTACTTCGGAGACCTACTCTATACCATATTAGACTGTGTTTACGCTAATGGTGGGACTTATAGACCTGGTACGGGTTTTGAAAGGAGTTCTATTGTATTAGGTTCTTTCGAATTTGAGCCGTTTCAAACCGTGAACATTGCAGACAACGTCTACAATATAGCGGATATTCCCATATCTGTCGACTTCTTTTCTCGATGGTTTGTTGATAACGTAGTCAGTCAAAAAAGCACTAGAAAAACATTTCCAGTCATGAACTTCATTAGAAGCTTGTCAAACCACCTCATTAAACCAGCTCTCATAGAAAATTGTGTAAATAGAAAGCTAGAGACTCGCCTGAGATTTCAAACAACTCAAATCACAGCAGATAGTGCAAAGGGCGTAAACCCTTTGGAGGGCACATATACTTTAAATCCTGGTGGGAGGAGTTCAGTGTCCATGGACGTTTCTAATTTAAGAACAGCAGGAATCATACCGTTCAGAGGTGGTCCGATAAACGATGCGGACTCTAATTACAAAAACTTCCACACATTTATCGTCCTCAATGCACTCGGATCTACACTAAGTTATTCGGGCAACGGGTCATACAAAGAAGATATAAACAACGGAAAGTTCCACGTACACGTTGGTCAAAACGCTGGTTTGGTTAAGACATTGTCTTTATCCAAATCAGACCAGCAATATATCAGAGAGGCTAGATTCTTCCAGAATGGAATAGATGGACTCTTGCAGCTCTCCGCTGTCTACGTTGCGAACATTGAAATGTTTGGTAACACATTGTTCTATCCGGGAATGGAAATATTTTTCAACCCTTACGGCATTGGTGGGCCCAGTTTTGACCCTCGAAAGAAAAATTCAATGGCTAACAAACTAGGTATCGGTGGTTATCACACAATAACCTCGGTGAAGTCAAGCATATCCCCGGGTAAATTTACCACTTCCATTTCTGCTCAGCAATATTATTCTGGTGATGGGACTGGAAATCCGAATATTGTCAAGAAAAGAAACGCAGCAAAAAAAGCAACATCAATCGAAAGTTATGTTCCGGCAAATCCCGGGAGCAAAGAGGACTACGAAGTGTGCAAGAATGTAATATTAAATGCTCAAAACTATAAATACACAACTGAATCGGCAGCACCGCCGATAGAAGAGTCTAGAGTCGAAGATACGGAAGAACTCCCATTTGCGACAGAACCACTAAGCGACCCATTTGGAACATCAGACAATGAATTTGAAGCAACAAGTGGTGAACTTGGAGAAAGTATCGATGAGTAAATTTAACGGCAAAAATAGCTTAAAAACTAGTAGGTTAGCATTCGAAAGAGCGAAATATAAACTTGAAGCTTTTGAGGAAGACCACCCTCACGTTTATGACTTTGGCTTTGCAGAAAGGACGTTCTATGGACGAGTCAATAGGATGTTGGAACCTGTTGTAGTTAAAGAAGAATTTCTTAAAGAGATCACTTCCGCTGGTCAAGAAGTGAGTGCGCATCGAGCTCTCAATTTCGTAGTAGACCAGTTCGCAGATATGGAGCTACACTTCTCAAAGGCATGTCGCCTAGGTGTAATACCAACGGATGATCCCATCTTATCTTCTCTACAGGTCAAGAAGGCTTATGAAAACCCTCTAGAGGGATTTAAGAGAACATCAGAGTCTGCTATGAGCAAGGTGCTAAATGGATTTATCACAGCCAATAAGGAGAAAATAAATAACTTTAGTGACTTCATGACCTTGTTTAGCAATCACTATCTCAACACAGACATCGTAGAGACTGTGGTACTATCTGATTATATGAAGTCGATCAACTCAAGTATCTTCCAGTCCGGAATGGCTTTAGACATAGCTGGTTTGGACTTTTCTGATGATTCTGCTAAAGAAGATCAGATGCTTAACTCACCAGCGTTCAATTACTATATCAATATGGCAAAACAATACGGATTTAGGGTAAGCGAAAACAATCCTGGTCTCCTGTTGTCTGATTTAAGTTCACCAGTTACAGCCAAGTACAGATCCAAGTATCTACTAACAACAGTTCAATCAGTATTTGACAAACAATATGAAAAGACTATATTCCAAGACTTAGAACTACTAGAAAAATTATTAGTGAATACATATAATTCCTATGTTAACATTAATCCATATAATACTGAATATAAAACATGTAACAATAAAACTATATCTTCTATTAATAATATCAAATATATATCTAATATAGAATATAATAATATAATAATAATATATATAAATATGCGAAACTTTTTTGAGGGTTCTCCATTATCCCCATCCTCTCGGAAACAAATTTCTCAGACTGCTTTGAACATCGCAAAACACGACAAAACAAAGACACTGCTGTACATCGAAGACCAATTTAAGTCTTTCTATAACCAAAAACGTGGCTCTCTCACTTATTTTCAAAAAATAACTAAAAATACTTGACAAGCTTCCTCCAATATGTTATCTTACTATTAACCGCTAAACTTATTATAACACATTTCGGAGGACCCTGCAGATGTTTTTTCAACTTTTAGACAATAAAATGGATTGTGCCGGTACATACATTGATGGCCAGTTCATTTGGGAGAATATCCCATCCGGTATTTCCAAGACATGGAGCTACTCAGATCATCTACACGGCAGAGACATTGATTATGCTCAATTGCTGGTGGCTGGTAAGTCACTCAGCGCTGTTTGCCCACCCCACCTAACCGAGAGGTGGACCGAAGCAAACAAATTGCTTAAGAGCCATTACGGCGCCATACACACATCCCTAATTAATATTGATGATGTATGCTTTTATGATTTGATTCCACAGAAACACCTTCAGCATTACTTCGATGCGAAGAATGAAATCACCAAATGGGTTTTCGAGAATGTCGAGAAGCCTGAACACTACGGCTTGCTGAAGAGAGCCCAAGCCGCAGTCAAAGAGTTGAAGCAACACCCAGTGAACCTCAACTCTTTCGCAGTCTACGTCAGTGGTGCTGACTGTATGAAGGCGAAACAACTTTATGATCAATTCGGCGAGACCACACCATATGTTGATTACGACATTTTTGGATCGGTCACAGGTCGATTGACCACAAAGAAAAATTCATTTCCAATTTTGAATCTCAAGAAGGAACTGAAGAAACATGTTCGACCAAACAACGATGCATTTTTGGAACTTGATTTCAATGCTGCTGAAGTTCGAACAATGCTATCATTGCAAAACCATGAACAACCAGAGGAGGATATACATGAGTGGAACATCAAAAACATTTTTAAACAAGATCTTAGCCGAGAAAAAGCTAAAGAAAAATTATTTGCTTGGCTCTATAATGACGAGTCAAACGCAATCAAATCAAGCTTCTACGATCGGGAGAGCCTTAGAGAAAGATATTATGACGGAGAAAAGGTTCAAACCCCTTTCGGTAGATCAATCGATGCTCCCTTTCGCAAGGCACTCAACTACCTATTGCAATCGAGTTCCTCGGACAACACCCTTGACCGATTTTGCAAAGTTTCTAACTTTCTTAAGTCAACGAGATCCCATGTTGCTTTCTTTGTTCATGATAGCGTTATCATCGACCTACACAAAGATGACCGGAGAATGATTCCGGAACTTGTGGAGATGTTCTCAGACACAAGACTTGGGAAGTTCAAAGTAAACTGTTCCATTGGGAAGAACCTTGGAACGATGAGAAAATTTTCATGGTAGGAGACCTTGTAGTTCTTAAGGAATGTCAAACCACTGGTTATGAAGATGGGATGATCGGCCTGATCGTGAAGGTTGAGCCCCTTGGGGCACTATATACTATATACTGGATCTTAATGTCGGACGGCATCGAGGTTCCAATGTGGGATAGTGAATTCGAGGTTATAGATGGAGACGGGAGATTTAGTAATAGTAGTTGAATCTCTTCCGGATTGGCACTGGTTAACATACACAACAGGTCACATAGGAATATTTATGAAAGTAAGAGGTACAACGATAGGTGCAACTGACCCCGTTTGTGAAGTGTTCTTCATTCACACCGAAGAGATATATCCAGTACCATACAGTTTCCTAAGAACCCTGGGTGCAGTAAATGAAGGCCGGTGACCTAATCCTGATCGGAAGTTGCCCATGGGATGTTAGATCCATGTTTGGATACAGAAATGGAGACGTCGCAATGGTTCTAGAAGTATTCCCATATCCATCAGAAATCACCCTACCATCAGTAAGAGTTTTTATTTTTGTCTCAGAAAAAATAGTTACAATACCAATGCTATACGCAGAAAATTTAGGAGAATAAAATGATTCTAGTAGGACTAGGAGAAGCAGGAAAGAATATTGCAGAACTTTTCAAACCACACACCAAGAATTACAAAATAATAATTCTTGACGAAAACGACGGTCTAGATAAAAAAGATTCCGTCGAACAATATGACGAAGAGTCAATTAAATTTAAACAGAGAGGCCTCAAATCTCACGATGAAGCGATTTTATTTGTTTGTGGGAGTGGTAAGGTAGCCGGAGCGTCTCTGCGCGTCCTAGAGGCTCTGAAGAACTATAAAACAACTGTCTGCTACATCGTTCCTGACTTGGAATTCTCTAGCAAGATGGAAAGTCGGAGACACAGAGTCCACTTTGGGGTACTACAGGAGTACACCCGCTCGGGTATGTTACACGAGATGATTGTTTTGGACAACAAAACACTTCTAGAGGTCGCTGGACACGGAACAGCATCAAACTACTACGAAAAAGTCAATTTTTTTATTTATAGTACAATTCAAAACCTGATGTACATGAAGCATGTTGATCCTGTGTTTGGTAAGTTGCATGAGAAGAAAGAAATCTCAAGAATATCAACCATCGCCGTTGGATCACTTGATGCAGCTGATGAAAAGTTGATGTATGACCTGCAAAACATTACAGAGTCAACTTATATGATGAATGTAGATGAGGAAGATATGGACAACGATCAAAACCTCATTCCAACTTGTCAACAAATTGTTCGAGAAAACAAAAACAAGGAACGAGACACTTCATTTGCTATATGGCTAACCGATACCGACAACCACCTCTATTCCATGCACTATACCCACTTCATACAAGAAGAAAATAAAAATGCTTCCGGGAGTTCCGAATGATAGTTACTATAGACAGGGAGTTCGCTATGGATAGAATGAAAATTAAATCTGAAATAAACAAGTTGCTGAGTATTGAAGAAGGCATCCTTCTCAAACTCACATATGAGTCAAGTCATTGTTCCGAAGAGCAACTAAGGTATGTATCTAAAAAGATTTTTGAAATAAGCGATATGATACTCAGATTAAAGAGGGCATTGCTCGAGTTTGATAATGAAAGGTGATCAAATTGAAGTCGTAGACCGACTTGGACAGATTGTTAGAATCATTTTCACTGTCTTCTCTCGAACAACAACTGTGCTCTTTTTTGACGGAACTCGAACAACCGTCGATCTCAACGACTATGTTTGGGATGAAGAAAAAAAAGTTTGGAAAAAGTAGCCATTTAACTTGACAACCCCTTTTGGATATGTTATAATAATAGTATAAAGAAAAAGGAGTTACACAATGGAACTTGTTCTTGGAACTACAATCTTCATATTTGGCTTTACCTGGTTTTGGTATTGGCTTAATGAAAGATTGTAGAGAAACATTTTATTAAACATAAGTTTGATAATAAAACCTACTGGTGTGATTTAACGTTTATGAATCACATTGGTGTTAATTGCAAATAAAAATTAATTTAGGAGATTATTATGGATTTTAAAGCAAAGCAATTTATTGACTTCGAGTCACACAAAATATTTATCGACCGTGCCTTTCAAAGAAAAGCATGTTGGGAAGATAAAACATGTAGAGAGTTTATTCTCTCCGCCAATAAAGGCCGAGCACCTTACCCGATCATTGTAGCCGATGTTTCATCGGGCTTGTCTTATTCTCAAGCCGAAGATGACGCTGTATCTACTGAGCAATATGAAAAAATTGTAATGTTTAGAAAGGATTGGATCTCGCTTGATGGACAAAATCGCGTCGAAGCATTCAAGCGACTATTCAGTGATGGCTTGGAAATTACAGGTGTATTCATTGATGCTGATGGCTGTAGCGTTGGAGTAAAGAACAAAAAATTTAGTGCCCTGCCGCTAAGACTTCAGGATGCTCTTAAGGATTGTACAATTTCGGTGACTGTTATGAAAAACTGTCTCTATTCAGAACTTCACGACATTTTTGTAAACATCAACTCAGGTGAACCTTTAAATTCGCAAGAGAAACGTAATGCTATCAACACTCCAATCTCGTCTATTATTCGAGATCATGCTGATAGGGTTCAAATTTCTGAAATGTTCTCTAAAATGAGCATGTCGACGGCTTCGTGGTTTAAAAGATCTATTGATGCAGAGTGGGTGGCGATGATGTATATTTGCACTTTGCAAGATTATGAAACAAGCGCACATTCAACAGACATTGACAGTTTTTATAAGATTGGGAAGGGAAAGTTCTTTAAAGATGTTCCTCAATACTCGAGAGCTGCAAGGTCGAGATTTAGTAAGATAATCAATTTGCTAGCAAACGTAGTTAATAACTACAAGCCGCCTAAAAATTCGCTATCCCAACAGGCATTTTGGGGGATGCTACTAGTTTGTGAACACATAATTGATAACAACCTAGAAATCAGTGATTACCAGTCTTTGGCTTCGCTGATTGTAGAGATCAATACAAAACTTTCAGTAGAGTCTAGTATACAATTCAGTAGCGATATGACCAAAGCTGAGAAACTAGGAGATAAACTCCCAAGCAAAGCAAGTTATTACTTTTACATCCGAGGTGTCTGTAAAGACAAGAACCAAAGAAGCCACAGAAGAAAGGCTTTGATCCCTGCTGTTACATCATTGGACAAATTTAAAGACTTACTCGACCTCTCAGAAGAAGAAGTAGCCTAATAAATGCTCGTTTCATGGGAGCAATAAAGTCTCCCATGAACTTTTTTCAAAAAAACTTTATAAAAATACTTGACAAGGTATCAAAACTATGTTATAATATAATAGTCAAACAACATTCTTGGAGGAATTATGACAAACACAAATACTATGACCGTATATACTGCAACTTTTACTACTCAACGCGGAGAGCAACGAGTAATGAATTTCATTCGACCATCTGAAGCACCAAAAGATGTGTTTCCAACTTACTTTCGAACTCGAAACCTGCAGCCGGGCTATGAAACTGTATGGGATATTGATCGTCAACAATACCGAACATTCAATAATAACACCGTGATCGGATCTGTTGTTTCAAACAGCCGAAACGTAATGATTGAATTATTCTAAGTACCTTACGTTAGAAAGGCTTGCGCCCTGCCTGAAAAGGGCGCACTTTTTACAAAAACTCAAAATCCTCGAAATTTTTTTTTGACCTTTTTTTGAGATTCTACTTGACAAACCATTTTGAATATGTTATAATATTATATAACGAAACGACTTTAAACGGGGACGGGATGAAAAACTAGCCTGTCCACCTTAGTGATAACACACAAAAAAATAACCAAACTTAGGAGTAAATTATGGCTATTAATATTGAAGCAATGCGAGCGAAGCTCGAACAATCAAAGAACGGAAAGAAGGCATCTGGTAAGAATTCTACCATGTGGAAGCCCCAAGCTGGAGCACAACACATCCGAATCCTCCCCACAGCAGATGGCGACCCGTTCCGTGAATTCCACTTTCACTACAATGTAGGAAAGAACCCTGGAATCTACTGCAACAAGCGAAATGATGGTGGCGAATGCCCTATCTGTGACTTCGCATCAAAACTTTGGCGAGAAGGTACTGAAACTGACGATCAAAACCTCAAAAACGAAGCTAAAAAATTGTTCGCCCGAAAGCGATACTATTCACCAGTACTGGTTCGTGGAAATGAATCACAAGGTGTAAAAATCTGGGCTTATGGAAAGACCGCATATGAAACTTTGCTGGGCTACGTGCTTGATCCTGACTATGGAGATATCACCGACCCTCAAACAGGGACAGACATCAAGTTAACTTACACACTTGCATCTGGACCCGGCGCTTTCCCTAAAACCGGCCTACAACCTCGTCGTCGCCCATCAATCTTGTGCGATGATAGTGTTGGAAACTGTGAGGAGTTACTTGACTCTGTACCAGTTATCGACAACCTGTTTGATGTTAAAACAGTTGATGAAGTACGGGCTCTGCTGGATGGTTACCTGTCCTCCGACTCTTCAGCAGAATCCTCGTCTAACGAGACTCAACGTGGAAAACCTCAAACAGGTCAGGATGTAGACAAAGCTTTCGCAGCGTTCATGAATGATGAATAAGTCGTAGACCTCCTGTGTTGTAGGGAATTGCCGCCCGCCCTTGGTTATCAAAAGGGGCGGCTTTTTATTAAGGAGACAATAATGTTTAAAAAGATTTTAACATGTATGGCGATGGGTTTAGGCCTATCACTACCAGCACAAGCAGATGATCACGCAATCGGCGGAAACAATGAAAACACCGAAATGGAATGGAACCACAGAAAAGGAATGAGACTTGGATGGGTTTATCTAAACAACGGAGAAGAACATGAGAGGTTAAAATCCCCACACATGTTTACGATGGGTTATGAAATCCAATCAGTTATGGATGGTGGCTCATGGTTGGACCTACTTTTCATTCAAAACGTACTTGTTAGTGGTTTAGACCAAAGCGTCTTGTTACCTTCCGCTAGCAGCTTAGTCGGCTTTGAAATCAACGACACTTTGCAGTTGGCTGTAGGTGGAAACGTGACTGTTGTAGATCCAGCCAATCAAGGAAATCTTGTTCATTTGGTTGCCGCAGCGGGCGCAACTTTTGATGCGGGAATCTTTAGTGTTCCAGTACACATCATTTATATTCCAGACATTAATGGCTATTACCGCGTAGCAGCCACAACTGGAGTGAACTGGTAGACAACTTAAGTTGTAAAAAACCGCAGGAAGGCACGGGTCACAGGTGCCTTATTGATTACTAATGCTATAGGAGCAAAAATGACTACATTACTATTGACACTACTTTTCGCTTGCGGAGAGAAAGAAGAGGAAACAGATTCAGCAACCGAAGAAGTTGAAGAAGCTGTTGAAGAAACCCCTGAAGAAGAAGCTGAAGATACAGCGGCTTCCGAGGAGGAGTAAATGACTAAGGCAGGAAAGATCGACATTAACTCGATGAAGAAATTCGTCAACAAAAAAGTTGGGCTAGATATTGCTCATGATTTGAATGAAGACAATCCTACCGAAGTCAAAGAATGGATTCCAACTGGTTCGCGCTGGTTGGACTCTATTATCTGCCGAGGTCAAATGGCTGGTATTCCCGTCGGGAAGATCACTGAATTAGCCGGACTGTCTTCGGCCGGTAAGTCTTACATGGCTTGTCAAATAGCCACTCAAGCACAAAAGAAAGGACATTGCGTTGTTTACTTTGATGCAGAGTCGGCAATCGATCCAACTTTTCTTACAAGTACTGGTATCGATATCAACAATGACTTCTTGTACATTCAAGCGGTCTCAGTTGAGAAAACATTGGAGACCATTGAGGATCTCATGACTGAATATCCAGAAACACAGTTTCTATTTATTTGGGACTCAATCGCAGCGACTTCTTCAGAGAAGGACCTCGAGGGAGACTTCAATCCTCAATCGTCAATGGCGGTAAAGCCTCGGATCTTTGCGAAAGCATTCCCGAAACTCACTATCCCATTGGCTAATCAACAATGTACACTGTTGCTTATCAACCAACTAAAGACCAACATCGCAGCACAAGGCTGGGAAGCCCTAGTGACTCCGTATGTTGCTCCCGGTGGTAAAGCAATTGAATATTTCTGCTCTCTACGAATTTGGCTTACAAAACCAAAATCTAAGAAATACTTCATCACTGATGAAAATGGACTCCGCGAAGGATCGTCAGTAAAAGTTAAGATTGAAAAGTCTCGCTTTGGATCTGAAGGTCGCACATGTGGATTTCAAATCACATGGGGTAAGAGCGTAGGTATTCAAGATGAAGAATCTTGGTTTGAAGCGTTGAAGTTATCTGGCTCCCCACGTTTCAAGACTGGTGCATGGAACAAAATGTTTGACCGCAAAGGCAAGGAGTTTAAGTTTCAACGCTCCAGTTGGATCAAAAAGCTTCAAGACAAGGACTTCCGAGCATGCGTGTTCGACATCATGGATGAGCAAATCATCAAACTCTTTGAGTCCGAAGGTAAGAACTTTGGTATCGAAGGAGAGTCCGAAGAAGGTTAAATCCTGAAGGAACTCGTCTACCCCTTCTCTTCGGAGTTGGGGTTTTTTTGTCTTTTCTACTTGACAAACCTCGTAGAAAATGTTAAAATATTTATACATCTTGGAGGATAAATGAAAAACGTTATTATTATTGACGCGTTGAATATGTTTCTACGCTCTTATGTGATTAGCCCTCACTTAAATAAAAAAGGGTGGCCTGTA